ACAGTATAAGGGGTATACTTATTATTATTACTATTCTACTCTATTCTACTCTACTCACTTGATTGGATAATAATTTAAAGTGCCAACAGTATAAGGGGTATACTTATTATTATTACTATTCTACTCTATTCTACTCTATTCTACTCACTTGATTGTTGATTACTTGTATCTAATTGCGGAAACGGAAGCGAGCGTTAGCAAGAGCGAACGTCTTTCGGCTCTAAATAATTTAAAACAAAATTTTTTACTATTATTCACTTACCCGATTGTACTGGCTTTGATTGACGATTCATATAAGCACTTTAAAATTATTTAAACTTTTCCCATAAGGGGGATATATTATATATATATATACAGTATGAAAAACATAACACTAAACATATATTTTCCTAGTAATAATTTTATTGATAATTATTTACAAAGTTTAAATAAGAAAAAAAGAGATTCTATCCTAGTAATCTTTAATGCTATAAAGGCTAAATCTAGTACAATTAATAAAGATGGGTATTTTGATGTTCCTAGTACTTACTTAATTGCTTTAAGGTCAAAATATAAGCCTTTTTTACTCATATTAAAAGAACTAGGAATTATAGAAGTAAAGACTAAATCCACATCTGTTGAACTTAGGAATCAATTAAGGTTTGAATATTCATATTCTGAAAAAATAACTGAATCTTATTCAACTCATTTAGGTCAGTGTAAACAATATAGATTTTTAATTAATCTCAAAAAATGTAAAATGAAGCGTTATTCCGTTAATTATAAAACAATAAATAAAGAATGGTACAATATAACTAAGCAATCATTATTATCTATTGGTATATTAGATGATAATATTAGAATTGGAAGGGACTCATTTAGTCGAAGATTACACCATAATTTAACCGCTCGTGTACAGGACAATGATATAAATTCAGCAATTCAGAAGGAAAATTATAAGACATATTTATCCACTCATTACCCTAATAAGTATGTTATTATTGATGCGATAGCTTGTCAACCAACAAACTTACCTGATGTCCTAGGATGTGCTGATAAGAACTATCTAAAGGCTTTAGAGGGGGATGTTTACAATTATCTAATGGATAACTTAGGAATTATGATGGATCGAAATGATGCTAAGCAATTGTTTAATCTATGGGCTATGAATACTGGATATATTGATAGTCCACTTAATAATTTATTTCCAATTATGACTAAACGAATGTTAAGGATGAAGAATCAATTGAATCCTAAAATAATTAGCAACAGATTACAAGGGTCAGAAGTATCATTTTTTATTGATAATAAATTACAAGGATTTACACTGAATACTGGTTTAGATTTCGCCTTAACTATCCACGATTCCTTTATAGTTAAAGTTGAAGATTTAGATGTAGTAAAAAGTTATTTAGAAATTGATTCCCCATATCAATTTAAGGTTGAAAATATAATATAACTGTATATATTAATAAGGGGACGTAAACTTTTTATATATATACAATATAAGTATTATATACAATTACTAAAAAAACAAACTAATTATGAAAACAACAACTATTGCAATTACAGAAGATATGAGAGAAATATTAGAAATTCTTAAAAGGGATTTTATAATTGAAAATGAAACTAATGTGAGCTACAATTATTTTATTAAAAAAGCTTTAAAATTATATGTTGAAAACGAACAAAAGTAAAAGAAAAAGAATTATGACAATTAACACAGCAAAAGAATTAAATTCAAAATTAATAAGCGTTTTAACTTATGAAGAACTTGCTTATTTAAATCCTAACATATATTTAAACGAAGATCATTTAGAATATTATATGGAATTTAATGCAGATAATTTTACATTTTGTTATGAATATATTATGGCTAATATTGAATTATTAAACTTAGGTAAAGTGACTAATAAAGCCTTTACAAGAGCACAGCGAAAAGAATATGAACTTAAAGTTCGTAAGGAAATTAATAGAAGAAAAATCAGATAATGAAAAATCAAATTATACAAACAGAAGGTAAGCTACAATTATTAAAAAGAAAATGGTATCAACTATATAAAAGAGGATGGTCTAAACATACGGACTTTTGGAATCGATTGTGGTGGATTAAATATAAATGGAATAAAGATTCTAATGAAAGAGTTATAAACGTAAATATAACAGAAATTATGTCCTTAATAACAGTATCCTCTGATTATGGTTTTAATAATAATATACTAATGCAATCGTTTGCTGATATGTTAAAAAATTTAAGTAACGAGGAAATAGAAATGTATAGTAGTAGTATAGGTAATTTAGATGGATACACTATTGAAGACTACCGATCCGTAAAGGAAATATTATTAGATTTTAAAAACAAATACAAATTATGAAGATAAATATAATATCAATAATCTTAATAGTACTTTCCTTTATCGGTGGGTACTATTATTGTAATACTACTATTGAACCAATTAGATTAATTGAAACAACAACTGATAGTATTCCCTACCCAATTTACTTAGATTCAATAGTTTACGTTGATAGTATAGTTACAATACCTTCTAATATTGACACAGGAGCTATCTTACAAGCTTACTTCACAAAGAGGTCATTTGACACTACAATAGTAGTTAATGAGGTTAGACTTAAGTTTACTGGTAATCTATTAGAGAACACATTACAGCAACCTAAGTTTATTGTAAGTAATCTAAGACCTACTCAGATTGTTGAGAAGTTAAACCGTTCAATAATGATTGGTGGTATATTAGGTATAGATGTATTTTCACCTACTATTGATTACCAATTTAATAATCACGTAGTAGGAGTTGGTTATAATTTATTATCTGATAATAGATTTCTAATAAGTTATAAATATAAATTATTCAAATTTTAATTGTATATTTGTAAACTAATAAATAAATAAAAGTAAAAAATATGACAAACATAGAACAAGAATTTCTTAAAGCCTGTGCTAATGGTGATTTAGATCTGGTAAGGGAATTATTAAATAATAAAGAATTAGACCCAACTATTAAGGACTATCCTTTTTTTAATGTTGAGGGTGATTTAACTACGGATGGAAATGATGCTATTATATATGCCGCCCACGAAGGACACTCTGATATAGTAAGCCTTTTATTACAAGATAGTAGAATTAATCCTTGTATTAGTAATAACTTACCGTTTAGAATAGCTGTAAATAATAACCACATTAACGCAGCATCAGTATTATTAGAGGATGATAGACTAAACGTTGATGATATAAAGGCTAATAATTATCCCAAGTATTTTTTAAAGCAAAATCCTCGCATAATGGAAACAATTAATTATGTTATTAGACAAGTAACCATTAATAAATTATTAAAAGAAATCAGTTAAAGTTAAGTATAAACATATAGCATCATTAATATCTTCAATGGGTTTAGGGATTAGTTTTCCTAAATCCTTTTTTTGTTTATTTAAAAAATTAGTATAGTCATCTAACTTTTCAGAATCACAATAACTTACTGCATTATATATATCTATTTTTTTAAAGTTACCACCAGTAATATTATCATAACTATCACTTCCGTATATTCCCCTACACGTTAGTTTTTTCAGTGATTTAGGTGCTATAATTGTTATGTTTTTGCTTATTAATAGCAGTTTTTGTCTTAAAATGGTTGAAAACGTAACCAAATCTATCAAGTGTCCTGCCGCTGAACTATATGCATAACCTTCTATTGCTATTAGTATTTGCCCTTTACTTATATTATCCTTAATATCTACTATAATTATATCAGTAATATATTCATAGAGTTCCATTTTTGATATTTGTTCATTAGAATAATCTGATTTACAAACTTTATCGTGATATCTATAAGTTATATAATTATCAGCCAACTTAAACCATTTAGTTAATTCACCTTTTTTTGTTTTTGCGCTACTATTATAGCAGTAGTTATATAACTTTCCGTTTATACACATTCCTGTTGAAGTAATTGATGGATCTATTCCTATATAATTCATTTAATTTATTGTGATTTTTACCTTTTTTGACTTTTTATACTATATATATAGTATGTAACAATAACCAGTTTAATTGTTTAAATGCCAAGCGACAATGGTAATAAAAAAAAGTAAAGGAAATGACACAATCATTTAAAAAAGCAGAAGAAATAGAAAGAATAGGTTTAACTTATTTATTTGAAAATAAGTTAAGTAGTAAGACATATAGTTATAAGTTATCAGAAGTTGGAAGCTATGATAAGTTCGATGCATATGTGGTTGGGATGAGTAAATTAAAAAATATTGATGGTGAAAATAAAAGAGTACATTATGAGTATGTATTAGAAGCTAAAGTTAGATATAAAAAATACTCAACAATGATACTTGAGAAGTTAAAAGTTGATAATATCCCAGATGGGCAATTTATGTATTATGTTAACTTTTTGCCCGATGGGACATATATTTGGAAAATTACACCAGAACGATTAAAGGATATACCAATTAGATGTGAGTTATACAAGAAGACTACAATGGGAAATACAGAAGTAATAAAAAAATTAGTTTATCACCTTGATTTAGATGATGCAATTAAAGTTAATTATATATTAACAGAAGCTTTTGTTTAATCGGTAAACTTTTTATATAATATATAGTATAAGTATAATGGTCTAAGTGTTTTGTCGCATATTGTTAATACCATTTTTGAAATACTTTAACCCACCTTATTACTTTTTGGTGGGTTTTTTTGGGTTTAATATTTAATATATAAGAAAAGGAAACGACTAATATGAAAACAAAAAATTTTAAAACTAATATAGATAAGGATATCTTACATAATTATCTAATAATGGGATTACAAGAGGGTAATGTTACACAGGAATTTATTGAAAATATAAGTATAATGATTGATATATTTGATTTTGATTATAAATTAATACTTCATATAGCAATAGCAACTAATAATATTAAAGTATGTGAAGTTATTTTAAAAAAAATAAAATTATAATGGAAATTAAGAAAAGAGGAAGAGGCAAGGGAAAAAATAATAAAGAAAAAGTAGAAAGAAGAAGTAGAAAGTGGGTAGACTATAAGGATATCAACTACAAGTTTTATTATGTGATTGAAACTTACAATATTGATTTAAAGTGTGACTACGATAAGATACAGGAGTTTGAGCGAATGGAAATTCAAGAAATAATACTAAAGGGAATGAAATAAACTTGTGAGTTAAATTAATATTACTTACATTTGTACTCTAATAAAAAAATAATAAAATATGAAAAAGGTAAAAATAACATTATTGATAATTGTAGTAGCACTAATTGGTATATTAACTACAAGCTGTGAACGTGACCTTAGATTGGTACAACCTGATAATATATTATCTAATGATCCAACATTATTAATGCAACCAAATAATATAATAATATTATTTTCGGAATCAAATAACCATTATGGGTTGGAAATTGTAAGGAGTCCAGTTAATTATAGTAATATCCCACGTACATTTACGTTAAGAGCTAAAGTTGGAAACTTATATTCATTAAATTTACAACATTGGGGAATTATTACTACTAGAGGGGAATTAATTAATAATATGAAAGAATTAAATAAAATTTATGAATATGAATTATCTGATTATCCAAGTAAAAAAATATTTGCGATCACCCATAACGGAAAAAATATTATAATAAATATACAATATGTAGAATATATTAATTACGATTCGCGTACTAGACAGTATGATGATTTAAAGATTGGTTATGAATTTAAGTATTAATCTTTATCTGTTTTTCCCTTATCGGAATTACTGTATTTAAATATTAATATCTCATATTTAATTGTTAACTCTGAATGTTCAACTACTAATGTCTCATACTTAACTGTTAACTTATCATAATCTTCCTTTAATTCATTAATCGATACCTGCATAGACGTTAATTGCTCATCAAATTTATTCATAATAAATAAATTACTATCCTTATTATTAACAGAGTTTAATTTTGATTTATTATATAAATATTCTAATAACTTTAATCCGAATGCACCCCCTAATATTGGTACTACTAATTCTAATATTTCAATCATCTTAATTTATAACTTTTTTTACTTATTAATATTTAAACAATTAAACTGTCAATCCGTTCAAGTAAAATTCAGTTTTATTTTCATTATCTATCATTAAATTCATTAATTGATAAGAGCAGCTTACAAGAGAGTTCTCTATTCTATCTATACTAATTGTTGTATTTAATGTTACAAGTGTACTACCGCCTTCTGAGATGATTACAGCACCGTTATTATAGGTAATAGCCAGCTTTATATTTTCGTGTTTATTAATTGTAGCTATAACTATACCATTTAGGTCTGTTATCTGTAATGCATTTCCAATTAAATTAAAAGCCATATTAACACTACCTGACTGATTTTTAAATAAAATAGCATTGTCTTGTACACCCTTAATATATCGGATATCAAAGAATATAGTACCTCTATTATCAAGTAAGTAGTTATTAGCTATACAGTTATCAATATCTAACTTATCATCCGCTGTATTATTACTTGTATAGTAAGAGTAAGGGGAATTAAATATAGATAATTGAGTACTAAAGTGATTTAACTTGAAGTCATCATCACCAATTTCCACGAAGGATTCATTATTTTGGAATAAACATACCACTTTACCTGCTTGATATTTATAATTAAATGCGACTACATCTATTTTCAAAAATCCATTAAGTAAAGTCTCAACATTCATATTTACCTTTCCGTTTCCATAACCAATTTTTTTAGTTATAAAATCATAAGTAGCTAATGTAGAGTTATCATAAGAATCGTAATCTAATAATGTATTAGTCACATAAGAATTAGCATATACTATTTTTACATTCTCCAATGTTAATGGATTAACAATTACACTAAATTCTACGACTGAACCAGTGCTTTGGAATTTACCTCTTCTGATACTATCTGCTGTTGCTTTACCGGTTGTGTTTATATTATTAAAGTAGTTATCTACATAAGCACCACCATTTAGAGCTTGCATAGTAAGTGATACACAAGTTAAGTCTGCCTGTTCAGTTGCACCATCTGCATCACTTAAGCTTAAGTAATTAGCATTAGCACTTGCAATTTGAAATGATTTAGAAAATCCTCTAAGCTTATAAACACCATCATTTATAAATGTATATACATCACTATTACCAGAACCTAAAGGTGTACTAGCAATTGTACCAGTATTAGTAATACCTATTAAGTTAACTGCACCACCATCGTTTATTCTACCTGGTTCAAAAGTTATACTTGGACAAGTATATACAACATCAGTAGTTGTAAACATTCTAGTTGTAATAGCATTATCAGTATTAGTTGGTGTATATTGATATGGAGTTGTACCACTATTTAAAGTGGGTAAACCAAAGAATATAGTATCAATAGCTGGGGTAGTCGGAAATGGGTTATTAATATCCACTAAGTCATCTAATGGTGTCACAATAAATTTAGTTCCAGATAATACAGGAAGAGTTAATCGATAACTAGAAGTGCTCTGTAAAGTTACAGTTGCACCAGTACCAGTTTGTTCTTCAATATTTCCATTATTTAAATTAACAATTATAGCATTAACTACATTATCATCTTCAAGTACAGCATAATAAACATAATCGAAGTTATCTATTGCTGCATATATACTCATTGTACGAGTACTCACATCTAAGTCTGTAAAGTTTTTTGTGAAAGAACATTCATCTATTGCTGTAACATCCATACTATAACTTTTATTACCTAATATTGCATATACAGGACCATCTAACACCATATTTAGACCAGTTAAGGTACTATTAGTAAGTAAGTCATTAGAATTACCTATACCTTGGATTACATCTATTTCAGACGTTAAATTAAGTACGTTGTTTTGGTTATAAGATATCTTACCTACATTATTAGCTACCTCATCTATTTGATAATTAGATAAGTACCTTGTAGATGAGGTAGCACGACTAAATGGCGCATTTCGATTAGAGGGTTTAATTGTTGCTAATTCACTAACCTTACTACCCAGTGGTAATAATATAAATTTAAAATCGTTGGTATAATTCATTTCTTTTCCTCTTTAATTTTTCTTAAAAAATATATTAATTTAGCTACATTCTTTTTCTTAGGTTCATATTTACCTGACCTATTGTTTCCTTTACTTTTCATATATTATAATTAATTTAAAATACCCAACTAGAAGAATTAGAATCCTTATTAGGGCTTATATCATCGTTGGTATTAGTTTTATAACTCGGAAATAAATTTTGATTATAAGTCATATATGCTAAGAATCTTTGCGTATAAAAATCAGCATTCTTTCTAGACTTTTGAATTAAGAAATCTACTTCTTCTTTAGTCACACTCTCACTTGTCTCTGAACTGTGTTTATAAATTCCCGCATTACTTATTGTATAAGCGGCAAAAGGTAAATATTCCGCTGTCGCTGCGTGTATTAACATAGGTTTAATGTATACATCTATTAATGTAATCTCATCAGTTGATAAGTCATTATTAATAATACCATTTTGTAATTCAGTATATAATTCAGTACCTAAATAATCTTGAATGTAAATATCTTGTGCAATGTTCACAAATTGGATTATCTTATCAGGGTCTATACTTCCACCCAATACTGAATTCTGTTTAATATCCTCGATTGTTACGAATAATGCTTTCATTTATAAATTGTTTTTTTCTTCTTCTTCAATAACATCAGCCTCAGTTTTAACTACAATTTCATCCGAGAATGGATTCAATGAGATAAATTCAAAGTTTAATTTCATATTATTAAATTCTAATATTTCTTCAAGAGTGTCTATAATTAATTCTCTGAAAGGTGCGATAGTTGTGGCATCGAATAATATACTGGCTGTCTTTAACTCTTCAGCATTATTACCAAGACCTGTATTATCCTTAATTCCAAGTAGCATAGGACTAGTAATCTTATGACCAACCATTATTTTTTCCTGTGCTTCCTTAGAAATAAACTCAAATTGATTGTGAGCATCAGCCATATCTAAAGTCTCTATCGTAGCTGCATTTTCTTTATTATCATTGAATGATAATATAAACTTACCCGCGTTACTTGAACCTGTGAATTTTTCTGTAATCTTACGTTCAATAGTTCGTTTAACATCCATATCAGAAATCTGACCATTGTTGAAGTTTATTAATGCTGATGGTGTAAACCCGTTTAGTACGTTATTTATATGAAAATTGGAAATCTCACTTTCTAACTCACAATATTGAATACAACCTTGGTAATCTGGCTCTGAGTAATAAAAACTACCACTCTTATAAGGCTTCATATAATATATTTCAACTTTATCGGCCCGTTTTCCCTTCCCAAATGCTGGAATAGGTTTTAATTCTGTATTCCTTTTTACTTTAGACCAATCTGGTGAGTAATAGAATTTATCTATATCACCATCATCATTAGTCTTACCTGCTCTGATATTCTCAGTTGGAAAATGTTTAATCTTATCTATTTTAGATTTATCGGAATTATAAATAATCTGGATAGCAGCGTTACCTAATAGTTTAATATCGTTGATGATTCTTTTAAGATCATCCTTTTTTAATATCTTTTCAAATAATTCAGAATCTAATGGAAAATCTTTGGCATTAGTTACTATTAATCCCTTTCCGTATATCTGGTTAATCATTCCATTAATAATGGCGTTGTTGGTCGTTGAATCATTATATATCTCAATTAAATACTCAAAGAATTCATTATCTGCACCATACTTTACCCAGTCTGCACCTTTAACTTCTTTAGTTACAGGTTTAGTGTAACTATTTAAGTTAACTACTGATAAGTTTATATTATCTTTATTACTTTCCATATATTATATATTTTGATTTTGTGTCTAATTGTGAATTAGCCTCCTTATATTTATCCTTATTAATTGTATAAGTGGATGGGTCTTGGTCAGTAGTAAACAGTTTCCCCTTGAATATTACCTCATCAGAACTATTCACAACTTCTAAATTATAAAATGTATTAAGTGAGTATGTAAATCCTACTAAGGATAAATCTTCATAATTCCCATCAATGACCATCGATGAGGCAAAACTTTGATTTTCGTTAGTGCCATCCATTGTTATATTAACTGTAACACTTGAATCAAACCCTCTGCTTACGATTGATATAGATGTTTTACTGTTGTTATATATATTCATATAGTTTTTTATAAAGTTTATTTCTAATTTCTATTATTAAAACAATATTATTCATTAGTGTTTGTCATAAAAAAAGAGGATGTATAAATTAATATACACCCCCTTCTTAAGAAAACAGAATTCTTATATCGTATTTTTAGGTTACAATTGTTACTGTGGAAGTTGCTAACCCCGCAAAAGGATTATCTTCAACACCACCTTCAATTAGATTGGCAGGAAGTACTTCATCTGCTTGGAATACAAGTGTATAACCACTCATATCGGCCATTGCACTACCACTAACGATAGTACCAGAAGTTAAATCACAGCCATTTTTTAATCCTAAGAAATAAGAGTTACCATTGTAATCTTCAACTACTATCTGAGGGCGACCATAAGACATTAATTTGATTTCTTTAGTAATTTCTTTACTTAATTTGGGTAAGGTTACATTCAATGTTTGAGAAAAATAACTAGTACCGTTCTCGCGAGAAGTAGTAATAGCGGTTTCCATATTTGAAGTACCTTTTAATTCGAATTTATAAACTGAGACATCTTCCGTGAAATCTGTAATCTCATCGTCAGTACCAAGCGTGATTGCGCCAGCTAATCCATAATTTATAAAATATATATTACGCAGTCCACCAACAGAATCTCTGCATTCTAGTGCTCTACCAGTTGTTAAGTTACAAGCCATATTTTTTTGTTTTTTTTTATTTATTATTAAAAAAGGGAGGAAGTAATGTTACAACCTCCCTCTTAGTTATTTTAGTTTTAGTTATAATTAAGCTATACCAAATCCTACCATATCCTCACTGATACCATATTGTATTGCTGCGCTATATCTCATTATGAATCTTACGTTACGGCTTCCATCTAGGTCGGCCATTGGAAGGATTTTCACTTCATTATAATCTTCCATTAATCCAGTTCCAAATACTAAGTTTTCCTTAACAGTTGCTACCATCTTATTATCAGGTAATCCGTTTGCCACGAATAATTTTACCCCATCAAACGATAAACTACCGTTATTAAACCATTGTGTACCTTGTGCACCTGTACCGTTACCACCTAATCCAGCTGCTCCAAATCCACCTAAAGCTCTTACGTAAGCTCTAGCAATGTTTTGAGAAATATATAAGTAAGCATCTTCTCTACCGTATAGGGCAGAAGGAATTTGGTCTACTACCTCACCTAACTTTTCGATTACGTTAACAGCAGAAACAGTTGCACCAACTACATCTCTGTCAGAAGCTTTAAAGGCTGTGTCAGCAGCTAATAGTGTAAGTATCCCATCAAATTCACCAGCGTTATCTTTATCACCACCCCATAAATCGATTTCAGTTTTTTCTGCAACTTTAGCTGCGATACGACTGATTAAAAAATCTTCAAAAGTAGAAGGTAAATTATCATTTAATTGAGAAAATCCCATTTCTAATGCATTCCAATCAGATTCAAAATCGTCCTTACATAATTCAAGATTAACTTGAAGTTTTTTTGGTTCAATTATTCTCTCGGTCAAAGTTACTGTACCAGTTGCAGTAAATGCACAACTTTGGTCGGCCACTAAAGAAGCTAAATCAAGGCGTTTAACCACCTCTTTAAACTTAATGTTAGGTTTTACTTCTACCCCACCTTGAGAAATAGTGTTAGCACTCAATAGAGCTGCACCGATATACCTACCCGCAAATTGTCCAGCGTAAGTAGTTGTAATGTTTGTTGTTGTTGCCATAATTTTTTATGTTATTTTTTTTTATTTATTTAGTTATTTCCGAACATCATAGCATTAACTCTATCTAGAGTACTACCATTCTTTTCAGATTTGATATTAATTTTATTAATATCTTTTTTTTCTGGATTATGCTTTAATCCTTCGTTACTTGAAGCTTTTACTTCTTCTTTGATTTCAGTTTCAGTTTTAACTTCAGAAAGATCCGTTTCAACTTTAGTTTCAGTTTCAGAATTTTCATCTTTAACTTCTTTTTCCATTTTTACTTCTTCTTCTTCTTTCTTAACTTCTACTACTTCATCTTCCTCAGTACTCATTGATTCGATAAATTCCATAAGAATGGATTTTAATTCGTCAAATTCAACTTTAGTTACGAACTCTTCCGCTTCAACTTTTTCTTCAACGATCACTTCTTCGTCCTTTACTTCAGCTTCAACTTTAACTTCTGATAATCCTAAGACAATCTTCAATGCTTCTAATTTTTCGTTATTAGTCATAAATAGTTTAATTTTTTCTTATACTATATAAACATTATTAATTATTAGTGTTGGATTTTCATTTACCGACTTGAATATGAACCAAATTCTATATTAATATTATAGTATATGAGTATAATATTATTAGTATTAGATTACTATATTAGATAAGAATAAATATATGTTTCGATTGTATTATATATATATGTGTATGAATCCTTACATCAATACCCTAATAGCTAGTGTCAGTCTACTTATTATGAAGAAAAAAAAACACCTAATAGAGTATATTAAGTGTTTAAATATTACTATATGTAAATACATATAAAATGATAATAATATCCTATATTATATGCAAGTACATATAATATTTAAAAAGATACTTATAAGTTAACTGCACCATTTGCCCACTTAACTCCGTGATAAGGACTTGAAGGTTGTACTGAATTTAAAGCTGAAAAAGTTAATTCATTTTTTACTTTAATATCTGCGTGATAACCATCAAGATAAGTAGATTCTGTATCAACTGTACCATCTTCATTATAAGTTTCTGGTACATCTACTAGCGTACCTAATCTAACTATTGATAGTGTATTAGAACCATTACGGATTCCAAACTCACTATCATTAACTAATACACCTTTGCTTAATAAAGCTGTATTTAAAGCACTCTCAGTGCTGTATTTTAATCTGTAAACGTAAAACATAATTTAATTTATTTTTTTAATTAGTTGTTATTGCTATGAGTTCGGAGTTTGTCGGGGCTTGGTTAAAAATTACTAGTTGCCTTATCCTTCCGTAAAATAAGAGAGTACTAGCAAAAGTTCCAAAGTCCAAATCTGTTAGTTGATTTGTCCAAACGCCCGCGCTAGTATCTGTGCTTTCTACGCTTCCATTATTGGCTAAAGCATAATTATTTAATTGATAACGCATAGCTGTTTTACTGAAAATCTCTGTGTCTTGTGTTGCTGATAAAAGCGCGCTTGCTCCTGTTGTAGAACCATCAACCCTAATATTACCGCTATAAGTAAAATATAATCTATTAGTAAAATTTCCATCTGAAAGAGATAATACATTTGCAACGGTTTTATCGAAAACTTTAGCTTCTAAAAAAATACCACCTTCTGCTTGTCCAATTAATGAACCTAAGCCACTTTGAGAGACAACCATTGCGTCTCGGGTTTCGGTGCTGCCTTCTGTTTTAATATTGGCTGAAGGATAATCTCCTGCCTCACCTTGTGCATAAGAAACTAAAATATCTGCGCTTGTTTCTGACATTACAGTATAACCTAAACCAATTGTTATGTTTACATTAGTAGACCCGCCTGTGTTGGCTAGGTTTGCTTGGAACCTCTGCCATTGATTAGTTACATTTACAATTTTTACTGAGCCTGTTCCAAAATTACCTAAAATTAAAATATTTTGGTTTACTCCAGTGTTTGATTTTAACCAGACCCCATTGGAATAGTTTGTATTTAAAGCCCCTGTCACGGTTTGAGAAATAAAACTTCTGTCAGTTGCTGCCGTTCCTGTTCTTGAAAGTTGCACCCTGTCAGCGTTATTAGTTCCATCGGGCGATATTGCATAATTAGCTGTAACAACTGGAAGG